ATCGGGTCAGAGAAGGCCAACAATTTAGCGAATTTGTCATCACAAGGGCGCTTGAACTTACAGGAGACTATGAGGAACACAGAAGCGCAAGAATGGATCAGACGCTACCGCAAGAAAGTCATGGAGGAGGGCAGGGGAGAAGCCCAATATTGGTGGCAACAAACCCTAGCGGATATTGCCAAGAAGCGAGGCCAAGCGGCTGCTGACGATCTGAAAAAACGCATGAACGAACAGAAAGACAAAAAATGATGCAGATCATGTTCACGATTTATGGCGAGCCTGTACCAAAGGGTAGACCAAGGTTTTCCACAAGGGGTAAGTTCCCTGTTGCTTACACTCCAGAAAAGACAAAGAACTATGAATCCGATGTTGGAATGATGGCAAAGGCGGCTATGGGCGCATCAGAACCGCTTAAAGGGGCTTTGGAGGCGTTTATTTACGTTACCTTTCCTGTTCCCGCCTCATACTCAAAAAAACGCACTGAGGCTTGTTTAATCGATTCTGAGAAACACACCAAAAAGCCCGACTTAGACAACGTGATCAAGAGCGTGATTGATGGCATGGACAAAATTGTGTTTGAGAACGACTCCCAAATCACATCCATCCATGCCACAAAGGTTTATGGCGAAGTGGCAAAGGTTGAAGTAATAGTGAGGGAAGCATGAGCAATCCATACAAAATCATTGAACCAACTTGCATTAGCTTTTCTGGCGGCAGAACAAGTGCATATATGTTGCATAAAGTATTACAAAACGGGGGGGGCAACTGCCAAACGAAGCAATTGTCTGTTTTGCCAACACTGGGAAGGAAGATGAGGCTACTTTGAAATTTGTTCAAGAATGTTCAGAACGTTGGAATGTTGAGATTCATTGGGTTGAACGCAGATTTAATGATATTGGTTTTGAGCGAGTAACTTTTGAAACAGCCAGCCGCAATGGTGAGCCGTTTGAGGAACTAATCAAAAAGCGGAATTACCTACCAAATCCAGTTGCAAGAATTTGCACAAGCGAATTAAAAATTCGTGCTCAATCTAAATATCTTGCTTCTCTTGATTTTTTTAATGGTGAAAAATATTCTGCAATTGAAAATTTTTCTTGGGTAGGCATTAGAGCTGATGAACAACGCAGAGCAGCCAAGATTGCTGACAAGTCAAGATTGCCTTTATGGGCCGATGGCGTTACCAAAGAAACTGTTGGTCAATTTTGGAAATCACAACCTTTTGATCTTGGTTTGCCAAACAACAATGGCGTAACCATGCATGGCAATTGTGATTTGTGCTTTTTAAAGCCAGCCGCACAAGTTTTAGCTTTAATTGCAGAAAAGCCAGAAAGAGCAGTTTGGTGGGCGAAAATGGAGGCACTGGCACTGGCACTGGCAAGCAAGCCAAGCGGTGCGGTTTTCCGAGCTGATCGCCCATCCTATGCAGAAATGATTAAATTTTCAGCAAGCCAAAAGGATATGTTTGATCCTAATGAAGAAGCAATTGCTTGTTTTTGTGGAGATTAAATGATCGTCACCCTACACAACAGCCAACAAGCCCACACAGTCCTGAAAGACCTATGGCCCAAGATTAAAGAAACCTTACAGGCAGGGAAACAACTGCGCTTGGAGGTCAAAAAAGCGACAAGAAATAATGAACAGAATCGGTTACTTCACGCTGTTTTGACCGATATAGCCAATCAAGTTGAATGGTCAGGAAAAAAATTTAACGCAAATATATGGAAAAGACTTTGTGTTGCAGCCTGGTTAAGAGAAAAAAACGAAAAGCCTCAATTGATACCAGCTTTAGATGGAAATGGATTTGATGTTATTTATGAAAGAACATCAGAACTCACAACCACACAATGTGCAGAACTGATAGAGTGGTGTTTTGCTTTTGGGAGTGAACATGGCGTTAAATTTAGAGAACGAGAGTTGGGTCAAAGTGAATGAACATTATTCTGTTAGTTCCAAAGGTAAAGTGAAAAGTCATTCAAGACTTGTTAAATCAGGTCGTGGAACAAGAATTACACCTGAAAAACTTTTAAATGTTTTTATAAAAAAACAAACTGGTTATCCAACAGTAGCAATACATAAAACACAAGTAAGTGTTCATGTGCTTGTTGCCAATGCTTTTTTAGGTCAAAAACCTTTTGAAACGGCTCAAGTCAATCATATTGACAGCAATAGAACTAACAATGATGTAAGCAATCTTGAATGGGTAACACCATCTCAAAACATAAAACACAGTTATGACACAACCAAAAGAGTGTCGTGGACTAAAAATAAATTTAGCAAAGAAAATCCAACTAGCAAAAAAATTGTTGCAACAAACATTAAAACTAATGAAAAAACATATTTTGATTGTGGAATGGATGCTGTTCGTCAAGGTTTTAGAAGTGATTCCATAAGCCGTGCTTGCAATGGAAAAATAAGAAGTCATGCTGGACATTATTGGAATTTTCAAGACAAGGGGATTGAGACATGACACGAGAAGAAATTATGCAGATGGGGCGACAAGCTGGTTCATTTATTGAATTGGCTCAAGAAAAAGATTTGCTTTGGCTTGAACGCTTTGCCAAGCTAGTAGCACAGCATGAGCGTGAGGCTTGTGCAAAGGTGTGTGAGTCTTTGGCTGGTCAGCAATGGGTGACACGAGAGGCTTCTCTTGAGTGTTCAGACGCCATCCGAGCAAGGGGACAAGCATGACTAAAGACGAAGCATTACGCCTTGCATTGGAGGCGTTATATGGGTTTATTCCATATCTGCCACTTCAGCATAACAAGCCACAATGCGATAGATACGACCAAGCCATCATTGCCATTAAAGCCGCATTAGAAGGGAAGGATGAGCCTGTTGGATGGGCAGAACATGGAGTTATTAACTGGTTGGCAGATAAACAGTTCAATCATACATCGTTTTTATATGCCACCCCACCACAGCGCACATGGGTAGGGCTGACGGATGAGGAGATTGGCGATTTTGCAAGCGGGTATCGGTCTGGTCGCATAGGTTCTTTTGTAGAACTCACCGAAGCCATCGAAGCCAAACTCAAGGAGAAGAACACATGAGCAACTTTCACGCACGAGTCAGCGAGGTCACGATTGAGATGGACGGCTTGCACATCACAACAGTGACAGCCCCTGACACCAAAGAAGCCGCACCAGATGAGGCGCAGATTGGCGACTTTCACATGAGCCTGTTTACAGCAGCGGAATGGATAGAACTTTCGGGTTTGATTGAAACAGCAATTCGGGAGGTAACGGCTGATGCCACCATCCGAGCAAGGGGACAAGCATGATGTGTCCCCGTTGTGGCTCTGAAACCCTTAAAGTCTTAGACACCCGATCAAACCCCGAATTCGTCAGCCGCAAGCGCCAATGCGAGAACAACCACAAGTTTTATACAAAAGAATATGCAATATCCGAAACACCAATATGTGAGAAGCCAGAAACTCCTAAAGTTAGTGGCGGGTCTTTCCTGTCAACTCTGTGGAACAGAAAGTGGAATTCAAGCAGCACATAGCAATTGGGATGGCGGCAAAGGTCGTGGAATAAAAGCAGACGACAATCTAGTGGCGGCTTTATGCCAAACTTGCCATTACGACATCGACCAAGGTGCAAAATGGTCAAAGGTTGAAAGACAGCAAGCATGGAACATAGCCCACTTCAAAACAATTCAATTGTTAGTGGACACAAACCAATGGCCTGTTGACATTCCTGTACCGGACATTGCAAAATGAGTACGCTGACAAAATGCAGTTGCCAGCTTTTGGGGGCTGATGCTCCCATTTTTTTGTAGAATGAAAGAATCGCAGAAACAAACCTTTCGCGGAGGTTACAAAATGGCAACACGAAAAAACCCAAAGTTCAAACCAGAAGATAAGGACAAACTAAGCCAAATCGTTTTAGATGGAATGTCCACAGATGGCTTAAGTTGCTTCAAAGCGTGTCAAAAGGCAGGAGTGGCAAACAGCACTTTCATGCGATGGCTGGATGCTGACCCTAAGTTAGCGGAGAGATACGCACGAGCTAGAGAAGACCTGATTGAGCGAATTGCCCATGAAACCATGCAGATTGCTGACCAAGACGTTGGCACTACGAACGATGGAAAGAAGGATTGGATGGCGGTTCAAAAGCAAAGGCTTCAGGTTGATACCCGCAAGTGGCTATTGTCTAAATTAGCCCCGAAACGCTACGGTGACAAACTTGAATTGTCTGGTGATCCTGCCAGCCCTTTCATTCAGCGCATTGAGCGTGTTGTTGTTAAATGACAACTTTGCAACTTGAGACTCCAGAGTGGGCATTACCCTTGCTGGAGGCCAAACGCTACAAAGGCGCTTGGGGTGGTCGAGGTTCTGGCAAATCCCATATGTTTGCCGAGTTGATGATTGAGATGCACATCATTGACCAAAAGCGCAGAAGCGTTTGTGTGCGTGAAATACAGAAATCCCTGAACCAATCGGTCAAGCGGCTGCTGGAGACCAAGATCGAGGCCATGAACGCAGGTGCTTACTTTGAAGTGCAGGATTCTGTCATCAAGTCCAAAAAGGGCGATGGTGCGATTATTTTCCAAGGTATGCAAAACCACACCGCAGACTCAATCAAGTCGCTAGAAGGCTATGACTGCGCTTGGGTTGAGGAAGCCCAAAGTCTGAGCCAGACCAGCCTGGACTTGCTGAGACCAACAATCCGCAAGCCAAACAGCGAGTTATGGTTTACATGGAATCCAAGGCAGCAGTCTGACCCTGTGGATTTTCTACTGCGAGGGCCAGAGCCGCCAAAGGATGCAGCAGTAATCAAGGTCAACTTTGGCGATAACCCGTGGTTTCCACAAGTCTTAAAAGACGAAATGGAATACGACAAGCGCAGAGACCCTGACAAATATCAGCACGTTTGGATGGGTCAATACCTCCAAAACAGCAACAGCAAGGTATTCAAGAACTGGAAAATTGACGACTTTGATGCACCGCCAGATGCCATCCATCGACTTGGGGCTGATTGGGGTTTCTCAGTAGACCCGACAGTTTTGGTGCGTTGCCACATTATTGGGCGCACTCTGTACATTGACTATGAAGCCTACATGGTGGGCTGTGAAATTATCAATACCCCTGAGTTATTCATGCAAGTTCCAGAGGCTGAGAAGTGGCCTATCGTGGCAGATTCAGCTAGGCCGGAAACCATCAGCCACATGAAGCGCAACGGCTTTCCAAAGATCATGACAGCGGTCAAAGGGGCAAAGTCGGTAGAGGAAGGCATTGAGTTTTTGAAGAACTACGACATCGTTGTTCACCCTCGTTGCATTCACACAATTGACGAGTTGAGCCTGTACAGTTATAAATCAGACCCATTGACAGGGCGAATTCTGCCCATGCTTGAGGACAAAAAGAACCACGTTATTGATGCTTTGCGATATGCGTGTGAGGGCATCAGGCGGTCAGCGGTAACAAAATCGGCTACATTTACACCATTGCCCAATGTCAAACGCTGGTAGATAATCGCCCCAAAAGGACAAATATGGCACGAATACCCAACGACCAACGCCTTGCAAATTTACACGCTGAAGCACTGCGGCAGTTTAATGATATACAAACTGCGCTGCGGGATGAGCGTCTGCAATGCTTACAAGACAGGCGTTTTTACTCGTTGTGCGGCTCTCAGTGGGAAGGGCCATTGTGGGATCAGTACGAAAATAAGCCCAAGTTTGAGGTCAACAAAATCATGTTGGCGGTCATTCGCATCGTTAACGAATACCGCAATAACCGAATAACCGTTGACTATGTGAGCAAAGACGGTACTGAGAACGACAAGCTGGCAGAAGTCTGCGATGGCCTTTATCGTGCTGACGAACAAGCATCGGTGGCTGATGAGGCTTACGACAATGCTTTTGAGGAAGCTGTTGGCGGTGGCATTGGTGCATGGCGTTTGCGTACTGTTTACGAAGATGAAGAAGACCCAGAGAATGAGCGCCAGCGCATCAGATTTGAGCCAATCTTTGATGCCGACTCAAGCGTATTCTTTGACCTGAACGCCAAGCGGCAAGACAAGTCAGATGCCAAATATGCTTTTGTGGTCAACAGCATGACCCGTGAAAGCTACAAAGAAATCTACAACGATGACCCAACGGATTGGCCTAAGATCATTCACCAATACGAATTTGATTGGGCAACGCCTGATGTCGTGTTTGTGGCTGAGTATTACAAGGTTGAGGAAAAAACCGAGGTAATCCGCATCTTTGAAGCCATTGATGGCACTGAGGAACGCTACACAGCCCAAGACTTTGCAGACGATGAAATGCTAGAAGAAACCCTGATGGCTGTCGGCACAAGGGAAGTTCGTCAAAAGCGCATTAAGCGTATGCGGGTTCGCAAATACATCATGTCCGGTGGCAAGGTACTGGAAGATGCAGGCTACATTGCAGGCAAAAATATTCCCATCGTGGTGGTTTACGGCAAGCGGTGGTTTGTGGATAACATCGAGCGTTGCATGGGTGCTGTGCGCCTGGCTAAAGATGCCCAACGCCTGAAGAATATGCAATTGTCCAAGCTGGGCGAGATTTCAGCCTTGTCTAGCATCGAAAAGCCCATCATGACACCAGAGCAAGTGGCTGGGCATCAGGTAATGTGGGCAGAGGATAACTTGCGGGATTACCCTTATCTGCTGATTAACCCTGTCACTGGTGCTGATGGCGGCACACAAATCTCTGGCCCTGTGGCTTATACAAAGTCAGCACAAATCCCACCTGCAATGGCGGCTTTGCTTGCCATCACAGAACAAGATATGCAGGACATTTTGGGCAACCCACAAGGTGCTGACAAGATGATTTCAGGCGTATCAGGCAAAGCGGTTGAGATGATTCAAACCCGTGTGGATATGCAGACGTTCATCTACATGAGCAATTTTGCCAAGGGCATGAAGCGATGCGGTGAGATTTGGCTCGGCATGGCAAAGGAAATCTACACCGAAGACAAGCGCAAGATGAAAACCATTGCCGCTACTGGTGAGGCCGGAATGGTCGAGTTGATGCAACCCACGATTGACACCAAAACTGGTGCTGTGGTCATGGCAAATGACCTGTCCAGTGCCACATTTGATGTGGTTGCCGATGTTGGCCCATCCTCAAGCAGTAAACGTGCGGCAACCGTCAGGGCTTTGACAGGAATGCTCCAGATAACCCAAGACCCTGAGACAGCCCAAGTGCTGACTGCAATGGCGATGATGAACATGGAAGGCGAAGGCGTTGGGGATGCAAATGCTTATTTCCGCAAGAAGCTACTGCGGATGGGCGTTGTTCAGCCAACAGACCAAGAAGCAGAAGAACTCATGGCAGAAATGCAAGGCAAGCCTCAAGACCCGAATGCAATGTATTTGCAAGCCGCAGCCGAGAATGAAATGGCAAAAGCGGCAAGAGCAAGAGCTGATACTGTTGAAACCGTAGCAAGCGCAGAACTCAAACGGGCGCAAACGCTAGAAACTTTGGGCAAGGTTGAAGAGACAGCACAGAGTATGGCGATGACCAATGCCCAAGCAGTGCAAGAAATTTTGCAGGGTCAGATTGTGCAACCTGTTGCGAATCAGTAAAAAACAAGCGACAATTAAAACAACGGTTACCACCCAGCCGTTTAAAGTGGGTGAGTTGAATGGGGTCAAAGATGAATCAAAAGGCAGTAATTGAGGACAATGAAGTCGAGGTAGTAGAAGAAGAAATCGAAGTCAACGAACCAGTTGATGAGGTTGAACCGGAAGATACTGAAGAAGTTGTTGTCAGCATTGGTGAGGAAGCGCCACCTCCCGAAGAACATACTCCTGCGCCTGAATGGGTAAAAGAGTTGCGTAAGACGAACCGAGAACTGCAAAGGCAGAATCGTGAACTGCAAGCAAGGGTACAAGCCGCACCACCTGAGACCAAGCCAGTGGTGATTGGAAATAAGCCCAAGCTAGAAGATCACGACTATGACGCTGATGCATACGAGGAAGCATTGACCAGTTGGTTTGAGCGCAAGCGACAGGCCGATGAAATCAACGCCAAGCAAGAAGCTGAAGTTATGAATCAGCAAAAGGCATGGCAAGCCAAGTTGGATGGTTATGGCAAGGCGAAAGCCGAGTTAAGAGTGAAGGACTTTGAGGATGCTGAAGAAGTTGCTCAACAAGTTTTTTCTATCACCCAGCAAGGCGTTTTGCTGCAAGGTGCAGATAATCCTGCACTCGTTGTTTACGCACTCGGTAAGAATCCTGCAAAGGCTAAAGAGTTGGCTGAAATCAAAGACCCCGTAAAGTTTGCCTTTGCGGTAGCAAAACTGGAGAAAGACTTGAAAGTTACAAATCGCAGGCAAGCACCTGCCCCAGAGCGTATCGTTACAGGAACTGGAAGATCATCTGGTGCGGTTGACTCAACACTTGAACGGCTGAGAGAAGAAGCGGCTCGTACTGGCAACATGACCAAGGTCATTCAGTACAAATCGCAGAAACGATCAGCATCCAAATAATTTAATAGGAGCTTATTATGAGCAATAGTTTTTCAAAAGAAGAGCGTGTAGCGTTTGAGGACATCCTCGAAGGCTTTAACGATGCTTTGGTTTTATCCCGTAACGTGTCCATCTACAACACAGATGGCTCAATGATGGAACGCACCAACAACGTGATCTATCGTCCCCAGCCTTACATCGCACAATCGTATGATGGCATGGATCAGACCAACAACTTCACAGCTTACACACAGCTTGCAGTACCAGCGACACTCGGCTTTCAAAAGTCTGTGCCGTTCATTCTGGATGCTTTGGAACTGCGTGATGCGTTGCAAGAAGGTCGTTTGGGCGAAGCCGCCAAGCAGAAATTGGCATCTGACATCAACATTTCAATTATGAATGTTGCTGCAGCCCAAGGTTCTTTGGTCGTGACTGTCAACACCGCTGCTGGTGATTATGATGATGTGGCTTTGTGCGACAGCATCATGAACGAGCAAGGCGTACAGTCTTTTGACCGTTACTTGGCTTTGTCTAGCCGTGACTACAACGGCATCGCTGGCAACATTGCTGGTGGAGCTACTGGTGGTGGTGCATCCCGCAGTTTCGCTGGCACTAAGTCCAACACCGCTTTCGAGCGTTCTTTCGTTGGTATGGTTGCAGGCTTTGAAACTTACAAGTTGGATTACGCTAACCGCTTGGCTGCACGTACTGGTTCTAATACCACTATGTCTACCTTGGCTTCCGCCAACAACTACTATGTTCCAGTTGCCACTTCTACCGCAGCAACAGGCGAGACCCAGAACGTTGACAACCGCTTCCAGACTATCACTGTCACATCGACAACTGATCTGCGAGTTGGTACACCGTTTGAAATCTCTGGTGTTGAGGCTGTGCATCACATCACTAAGCAAGGTACTGGCTTTGCCAAGACTTTCCGTGTGGTAAGCATCACAAACTCAACCACTTGCGTTATCACACCTCCAATCATCTCTGCCCAAGGTGGAACTGATGCCGAGTTGCAGTATCAAAACTGCATCGTGACACCTAACGCCTCTGCAACAATGACCCGTTTGAACTCGACCACTGCACCTATTAA